ATAAGGAAAAATCATGGGTCAATTAGTCTTTCAAGCAACAGCAGGCGGTCAGGTAGCCCTAGTTGGCCCTAATCCTAGCTCTAACTTCTCTTTAAACGTTCCTGCTGTAAACGGCAATCTTGTAACCACAGGCGATACAGGCACAGTTACCAATACCATGTTGGCTTCTTCTGCTTATACCGCACCTGGCACAATCGGCTCAGGAACACCTAATTCTGGTGCTTTTACTACTCTTTCTGCAAGCTCTACAGTATCAGGCACAGGATTTAGCACTTATTTAGCTTCTCCTCCTGCTATTGGTGGCACAAGCCCAAGCACAGGTAAATTTACTAGCATTACCAACACAGGACTAACTGCTACTCAAGTTATTTATGCAACCACAGGCGGTTTAGAAACATCGTCTGCCAATATGACCTTTAACGGCACTAGCTTAACTTTAGCTAATGACGCTTCTATATCAGGTCTTACTGTTGGTAAGGGTGGTGGTGCTGTTGTTAGCAACGTTGCTTTAGGTGTTAGTGCTTTAGGTAACGGCTCAACAACTGGAAGTGGTAATACTGCGATTGGTTCTTATCAAGCTTCCGTTGCAAGTGCGCCATTAGTTTCAAATACAACAGGTACATGGAATATTGCTATTGGAACAGGTGCATTAACTGCAAATACAACTGGTAATACTAATACTTCAGTAGGCGTTCAATCCCTTCAAGCTAACACCACCGCATCTAATAACACAGCAGTAGGTTATCAGTCTTTATATTCAAATACAGCTACAGGAAATACCGCTTTAGGCTATTTAGCAGCAAGCGGTACAACTTCAGGCGCTGGTATTACTGCGATTGGTGCATATACTTTATGGCAAAATACGACTGGTGTAGCCAATGTGGGAGTTGGCAGCTATTACGCTGGTACAACTAATGCCGCATTAAATGGAAATACCACTGGTTCGTATAACACCGCAATGGGTGTAGGCGCTTTACAAGCAAACACCACCGCATCAAACAATACCGCAGTAGGTTATCAAGCAGGATATAGTAATACTACTGGTTCTATTACTGCTTTAGGTTCACAGTCTTTATATGGAAACACTACAGGCACTAACAATATTGGCATTGGTTATCAATCTCTTAAAACAAATACTACAGGTGCATCTAATGTAGCGATTGGAGATTTTGCTTTAACCTCAAACACAACCGCTGGTCAAAATACTGCATTAGGTTACGCAGCAGGATATAGCACAAATGCAAATGCAAGTTGTACCTTTATTGGATATCAAGCTGGATACGCAAATACTACAAATGGTGGAAATACATTTATTGGATATAGCTCAGGTTCAGCAGTAACTTCAGGTTATTACAACACTATCCTTGGTAGCTACAACGGCAACCAAGGCGGTTTAGACATCCGCACAGCAAATAACTATATTGTGTTATCTGATGGTCAGGGTAATCCTAGAGGTATTTTTGATAATAATGGAGCATTTTTAGTTAATCAAGTTACTAATCCATATTCTGCAAAATTATCAATAACACAATCATCAAGCGGCACTGTTATGGCATTAACAGGTGGCTCAACTAGTGCATTAACTCAAATTGCTTTTGTAAATCCGAATGGTATAGTTGGTTCTATTACAACCAATACAACAACAACTCAATATAACATTACTTCTGACCGCAGATTAAAGTCTAATATTGCATCATTAACCGATAGCGGTTCTTTAATTGATGCGTTGCTACCACGCACATTTACTTGGAACGCAGATGGTTCTAAGGCAATGGGCTTTATTACTGACGAATATCAGCAAGTATTCCCTAATGCTATTACTGGCGAAAAAGATGCCGTAGATGCAGAAGGCAAACCAGTTTATCAACAAGGTGATTTTTCAACTTCTGAATTTATGGCTGTATTAGTGGCTGAAATTCAATCTCTCCGTAAACGCATTGCAACTTTAGAGGCTAAATAAAATGGAATTAACTAAAGAACAACAAGTAGCACAAGACTATAAAGCAGCTATGGATTCTGTAAACCTTATCAACGCAGGAAAACCTGCTGATTGGAAAGGCACAGATGCAGAATGGGCTGATGTCATTACTCGGAATAAAGAACACCTTGAAATTCAAATTGCTAAAGGTGCTGAGTATTATGGTTCTAATGATTTGACACCTTTTGAGCAAGCTATTGCTAAATAATGTTTACTTGGAAAATCTTAGAAGTTTCTGCTAAAGATGGTGTGATAACCCATGCTCGTTATCATGTCACAGCTACACAAGACGATAAATCAGTAGAAACTGAGGGTAATTGGTATTTTGACTGCCCAACTGCAAAAGTGCCTTTTGACCAAGTTACCGAAGAAATGGTAGCTAGTTGGATTGAAGGCGAGGCAGTAAAAGATGGTCAATGCCATATTACCGCTAGATTACAAGAGCAGTTAAAGGCTATGGAAAATAAAGTCATTCCTCCGTGGCAACCACAAGTATTTAAACCTGAGATTTAATCATGACACAGCCAATAGACATTATTTCAAGAGCATTAAAAGATATTGGAGCTTTGGAAGCTGGAGAAACTCCAACCCCTGAAGCTGCTCAAGATGCTTTTGATATGCTCAATGACCTTGTAGATCAATGGTCAAACGAAGAAATGATGGTGTTCTATAAGAATGAGATTGTGTTTCCTATCGTTCCCGGACAGACTCAATATACTATCGGCCCAGGCGGTCAAATTGGCGCAATCGTTACAGGTTCAATCTCTGGCAATATTTTGACTATTACAGGCATTACATCAGGTGCAGTAAACGTAGGTCAGACGCTTAGTGGCACAGGCATTACAAATGGCACAAAGATTGTCGCTATGCTTACAGGCGCAGGAAACAATGTCAATGAAGCTGGCACATATCAAGTTAACATCAATCAAAACGTAGCCTCTACAACAATTAACTTATACTATCAACGCCCATTATCAATAGATTCTGCCTTTGTTCGTATCAATACAAACTCTAATGGCGTCCCTATTGTTAATGGTGGTTTGGATTACCCAATCGCAGTTTTAGCGGTTGAAGAATACGAAATGATTGGTTTAAAGACTTTAAATGGCCCGTGGCCTAAAGCTCTTTACTATCAGCCAAGCGAGTCATTAGGTAATATTTATGTATGGCCTAATCCAGCGCAAGGCGAAATGCACATCTTTACAGATAATCTGTTTCAAGGCTACACAACTCTAAATGATCCTATTATTTTGCCACAGGGCTATTCTATGGCTTTAAGATGGTGTTTAGCAGAGCGTTTAATGCCTATGTATGGCAAAGCTTCGCCCACGCAAATTACGATGATTCAGCAATACGCTGCTCAATCAAAAGCAACAGTTAAACGAATTAATATGAAGCCAGTTCAGTCAGCACGATTCGCAGATGCAATGCTGGCAAGCAGACAAAAAGATGCAGGATGGATCCTCAGCGGCGGCTTCTTTAGATAAGGTAAAAAATGCCCGATTTTGGTTTTGTTGGCCCGTCTTACGAAGCACCTTCGATCTATCAGGATGCCCAAGAATTAATTAATTGGCGACCTGAAGTTGATCCGAATAAAGGCCCTGATAGTCGGGGCGTTATTGCTTTATATCCCACGCCCGGATTAACCACTCAAGTCGTTCTGCCTAATGCTCAAGAAGTTAGGGGAATGAGAACAGTAAGTGGTGGTCAGCAGATGGTTGCCGTTTGTGGCCCTTATGTCTATGTATTAACATCAAACCTTACTCCAACGATTGTTGGTCAGCTTAATACTTCATCGGGTCACGTAGGCATTACTGATAACGGAATTAACGTTTATATCGTTGACGGAGCTTATCGCTACACATGGAGAATTAATAACCCAACCGCAGCGACTGTTCAAGGTTCTATATCAGGAACAACTTTAACAATTAGTCGTACGTATTCTGGTTCGCTTGCAGTCGGACAAGCCATTTATGGTATTGGCGTAAGTAATGAAACTGTTATTTTGTCAGGTTCAGGCATTACTTGGACTGTAAACAAGTCCCAAACTGTTGCTTCTACGCAACTATATGCCTCAAATACGATTAGTTTTCAAGGCTCTATTGCCGATGTAACTGTAGGAGCTACTGTCTATCATCAGTTGTCTGTCAGCCCTTCTGTAACCCTGTATTTAGGTCAAACTATTGTTGGCACAGGCGTTTCAGATCAAACAATGATTACGCAAATCGCTACTGCAGGGTCAGCTTATTACATTAATAAGTCATATACGATTAGCTCAGAGCAAATGTATGCTTTGAACTTTACGCAGATTCCGAATACCGATGGTGCTTTTAATGGCGCAGATGTTGTAGATATTGTAGATAATTACTTTGTTTATAACGATCCTGGCACACAGCAATGGGCTGCATCGAATACCCTAAGCCCTATTACCCCTGCCCTATCCTTTTCATCTAAAGATGGATCGCCTGATAATCTTGTATCTTTAATCGTAGATCACCGAGAAGTCTATTTATTGGGTGAAAACTCAAGCGAAGTTTGGGTTGATGTGGGAGCTTTCCCATTCCCCTTCCAACGTGTTCCCGGCACAAATACACAACATGGTATTGTGGCTAAGTTCTCGGTAGCTCGTTTAGGCAATTCGTTTGCTTATGTTAGCCGTAATATTCGTGGTCAAGCTCAAATTATGATGATGCAAGGGTATATACCTACCCGCATCTCTACTCATGCTGTTGAAAACACTTTAGTTAATCAAAAGGTTGACGATGCGATTGCTTGGACTTATCAATTAGAAGGTCACGAAGTTTATGTTGTATCGTTCCCTAGCTTAGATTTAACTTGGGCTTATGACGTTTCTACCCAAATGTGGCATAAATGGCTATGGGTGGATAGTAATAACGTTTATCACCGCCATCGTGGAAACTGCTTAGCTTTGTTTCAAGGCATGGTTTTGGTTGGCGATTGGCAAAACGGCAAGATTTACGAGCTAGACCCTAATAATTACACCGATGACGGAGATACCATCCGTAGGGTTCGTAGATGCCCTCATTTAGTCGCTGATTTACAGCGTGAATACTTTGACGAATTACAGCTACAGTTCCAGCCTGGCGTGGGTATTGGTGGCACATTTATCTCATCTGGCACATATATCGGCACAAATCTAGTAATTCCACCGACTCAAACATATTCAATTCCAGCTTTTGGGCTTTACATTATCGGTATTCCTACAAACGTCAATAGTGCAACTTCGTTTACAAACCCTCAAGCTATGCTACGTTGGTCAAACGATGGAGGCTCTACTTGGAGTCGTGAATATTGGATTCCGATTGGTCAGCAAGGAAAGTATAAAAATCGTGCAATTTGGCGCAGATTAGGCACAGCTCGGGACAGAATTTATGAAGTTGTGATGACTGACCCTGTAAAAGCGGTGATTGTGTCGGCAAACTTAAAATCTAGCGTTGGAGAGAACTAATGGCTAATGGAATCTGGTCATCAACTCAAAACAACCCTTATCCGCAAGCTGAGTTTTTAGATGCTACAACGAAACGGCCTACACGGGCGTGGCAACAGTTTTTTCTAAATTTATTAAATTTTAGCTCTGCAAGCACGGCTTCATCAGGATCGGCTACTTTACCAGCTAACCCTGTTGGGTTCATAAACGTTACAGTAAATGGTCAAAATTACAAGGTTCCGTATTATAATTTGTAGTAGGTAAAAAAGGGGGTGTGTATGGTTGAGTATAGAGAAGAAAGATTTGGTGACTTTTTCGAGGAAATGAAAGTTCTTTTAGACGATCATTACCAAGAATTAAGCGTAACGAAGGTTTTTGGATTAAACCCGAATTATGACAGGTATTTGGAGTTACAAGATTCAGGCGATTTATTTTGTTTAACTTGCCGAAAAGATGGTGAACTAATAGGTTACATCATCTATTTTGTGTATCGCCACCTGCATTATTGGGATTGTTTGACTGCTATGGAAGATGTCTATTTCATTAGAAAAGACCAAAGACAAGGCAGAATTGGATTAAATTTGTTTAAGGAAGCTGAAAAAGCCCTTAAAGAACATGGAGTTAACAGAATTAATATTAGCTGTAAGGTTCATTTAGATCACACCAAGATATTTGAACATTTAGGCTATAAATTTATTGAAAAGCATTTTACGAAATTGCTCGATTAGGACAAACTATGTATTATTCAAAACGCCAACTATACGCACTCGGAGAAACTTTAGGGGATTCTGTCACACAGAACAAGGTTGGCGGAGGTCGCATCTACGGAGGCGGTGGTGGAGGCGGTGGCGGTGGCGGTGGAAGTAAAGGCGGAATTGTAGGAACTGCTGCTGGTAAAGCCACAGGAATCCCAGGCGGAGGACAAGTTGGTGGAACGCTTGGAGGCGGTAAAGGTGGCTCTGGAGGTGGTGGTAGCTCTAAAGGCGGAAGTCAACCTGGTAATGGAAAAATTAACGGCGGTGGCGTTTTTGGCCCAACTCCCAATGGTGGAAATATTTCATCGGGAGGTGGTTCAGCAAAAGGAAATGCTGGCAAAATCGCTGGCTCTGCTGCATCAAATCAACTTTCTTCTGCTCTTAAAAACTTATCATCTAATCAATTATTGGGTGGAGCTTTAAGTGGTATTGGTGCATTAGGTGGCTCTGCATTACAAGCTAATGCTGCAAATCAAGCAGCGCAGACTCAGCAAAATATGTTTAATACGCTGACTCAGCAAAATGCCCCATATCGTCAAATTGGCACGCAAGCTGTAGGCAACCTGTCTGATCTATTAGGTATTAGCGGTAATACTGGTGCACAAGGTTATGGAAGTCTTACAACTCCATTTAATAATCAAAGCCTAACTCAGCAATTAGCCCCTAATTATCAATTCCAATTACAGCAAGGCTTAGGTTCTTTAAACAACCAATTAAACGCTACTGGTGGTTTAGTAGGTGGTAACGCTATTCAGGGCGCACAAAACTACGCTCAGAACTATGCTCAAGGTGCTTACCAAAACGCATTTAACAACTATCAGACTCAAAACTCCAATATTTATAACCGCTTGGGTGCGATTGCTGGATTGGGTCAAGGCGCAGCTTCTAATCAAGCTACAGGCGCATCTCAGTTTGGTGGCAACATTGGCACACAACAAGCTGCTGCGGGAACTGCATTAGGTGGTGGAGTAGTAGGAGCTGCAAACGCAGGCGCAAACGCTTATGGAACTTCTGCACTAATTAATGCAGCTATTGCAGCAGGACAACCTCAAGGATAATATATGGCTGAATCAGTAGGTTTATCCGCAAAAGCACCGGATCTAGGTCAAGGGCTAACCAATCTTAATTCTCTTTTAGATTTAACTAAAAAGTCTGCTACGCTTCGACCAGAAATTGAAGCCACGATTGCAGAAGCGAAAACCAAAAAATCTAAAGCAACTTTAGAAGGCAATCAGTTAAGACGTAATTTGTTTAATTCATTAGCTGAAAATGAAGATGTTAACGCTTTGGCACAAGATCCAAGCAATCCTGTATTACAAAGAAAAGTTCAAAGAGCTATTTCTGACATTGGCGATCAAGCTATGGATGCTTTGGGAGATGAAGCAAAGCCTGCGGTTTATCAAAATACCGCTAAATTGATGCAATTAGCACAAACAAGACCTCAAGATTTTGTTGGATTTTTGCGTCAAAGCGTATCGGCTGGCACTCCTGTTGCAGAGCGTTATGCTACACAAACTAGACAACCTATTCAAATTGGTCAAGGTGCTGGTACAGCTTTATTGTCAGGCAGACCTGGCGAAATGGGTCAGCAAATTGGCTATGCGCCTAATGCTTTAGCTCCACAAGTGGTTACAAATCAAATCACTAAAGCACCTTATGTTATGGGTGGTGGAAATGCCCCTGGTGTGCAGATGTATAATCAAGGCCCAGTTCCACAAGGTTCTGTAAGTGTTCAGGGGGCTGGCGGTGCGCCCGTATCAGGAATGACTGCACCTCAGGCTAGACCTCAAGGTATGCCTCAAGGTCAAGCTATGGCTCAACCTACAGGTCAGCTTACACAACAACCCAACGAATCTCCTGAAAACTTTGGCGCACGAGTTCAACAAACTCAAGGCTCATATTTAAAAGCACAAGATCAATACACCAACGTCAATAGCCAATATGGGCATATTCCTACCATTAAAAACATCAATGGAAGCATCATTGGGTTATTAAAAGATCCTACTGTTGATACTGGTGCGGTAGCTAGTTATTTGGCAGGTAAAACAAATTACGCCAATTTATCACCTAAAGAACAAGAGTTAAACAAATTATTGCAACAGCGTATTCAAAATTTAAGCCCTAAATCAGACGCTGATGCTGAAAACAAAAAAACGGCTTATGGTTCTTTGGCACTTAAAAAAGAAGCATTATTAGATTTGGTTCGCAGAGATCAACAATGGGTTACTACCCAAGATTTGCAAGCTAAAGGCACTTTGCACAATGGTGGTAATGCAGTTAATCCTAATTATGGAAAAGTAGCTGATTTTAATAGTAAGTTTTCTCAATACGCTGCTAATCCTAATTTAATGAGATATATTTCTGTGGTGGGCGAGGATCCTGCAAAAATCAGATTAGATAAAGCTGATTTAGAATTGCTCAATAAAGAAATGGGTAGCGTTCCTATTGAGAAAAGAAAACAACTAGAACAACAACGTCAAGAATTACTTAAACTTGTAAACGGACAGCAATGAGTGGAGAAAACCAGGTTGTTGAATACGACCCATCCGATCTACTAACTTCTATTCCTGCTGCTCCATCGGAAACGCAAGAATTTGAGCCACAACAATTATTAGAGGGATTACAAACTCCTTCTGAACCTTTATTTAAAACACCATCTGTAAAAGGTGCATTAAAAACTGCCGAAGCTATTGCGACCAAAGGCACAGGAACAAACCTTGCCAAAGGCGCAGCAGCTTTATTTGATGAAACTATTGGCAACATAATTCCCGCAGCAGAACAACTTTTGGGCTACCCAGTCATTAGACCTTTTGTTGGCCCTGCAAAAGCTAAAGAAATTAGCGATAAATTGGTTAGTTATGTTGACAAACCATTAGGTAAATTTTTAGGCATTACCGAAGATCCCGTTTATCAGAACGAAGGACTTGGGCAAATAATGAAATACATTGGCAAAAACTTTGATAAGGGTGCTGAATATATTTCTGAAAAAACTGGTATGCCCAAAGAGGATGTTCAATACTTTGCCAACTTAGCAACCATTCCTGCCACAGAAGGTGGAATAAGAATTGCTGGTGCTGTTAAAAAACTTCCTAAAGCTATGGAAGATACACAAAGAGCTATTGGCATTGAACCTAATGCAAAAGTAACTGTTGAAGCTGCCCCCGAATCATATAAAGACGTTGGCGCAGCGCAAACAACCAATAAATCTATGTTAGATGCTGCGATTGCACAAGCAAGCCCACAGCTTAAAGAAGCATTAAAAAATATTGATCCGTCAAAAATTAGTCAAGATGCTTTAAGCCGAGTAATGGATGCAGACTCATTGCCTGAGCCTGTATTACTTACTAAGGGACAAGCCTTACAAGACCCAACATTAATTAGTCGTGAGCGCAATGAACGTGGATTTAAAGAACCTTTAGTTGAGCGTTTTAATGAACAAAACAAGTCATTGTTAAAAAATGTTGAACTAATGAAAGATCAAATTGCACCAGATGTATTTACTACAGATCATGTTGAAAATGCCAGCAATTTAATTGAAAGCGTTAATCAAATAAAGAAAAATAATACAAAAGCAACACAAGATGCTTACAAAGCATTAGAAGATGCTGCTGGTGGAAAATTTCCAGTAGATTCTAAAACTTTTGGTGAAAACGCTAGAGCTGTATTAGATGCTGGTGATGAATCTGAATTTTTGCCTGCTACGATAAAATCTAAAGTAGATGCCTATGCCAAAGGCAAAGAAATGAATTTTAATCAGTTTGAAAATTTAAGAACTCAAATTGCCAGAGAAACAAGACGGGCGCAAGCTGCACAAGATGGCAACGCTGTTCATGCGCTATCTTTGGTTCGTCAAGAATTAGAAAATTTGCCCATGCCAGGAGCTTCTGCTGAATTAAAAGAATTAGCAGATACCGCTAGAAATGCTGCTAAAGCTGATTTTGATTTAGAACGCAACAATAAGCTCTACAACAGCATTGTTAATGAATCAGCAGATACCAAAGACTTTATTCCCAAAACTGTTATCAGATCAAACAATAAAGATTTTGGCGATACGTTAGCTTTGTTACAAAACGATCCTGTTGCTTTGCAACATTTAAGATCGGGAACAATGGATTACATTATTCGTCAATCTACTGATGCAAGTGGTAATTTTAAAAGTGCAAAATTTGGTGATTTTATTGAAAATTTAGATTTGAATAAACGCCTTAATCCTTTATTTGGCACAGAGGCAGCAGAAACTTTGCGTAAGATTGCCAAAACAGGAAAGTTAATTGAGGCACAGCCAAGAGGTGCTTTTGTTAATAATTCCAATACGTTGGTTGGTGCTTTGCCTGTTGTTAAACAATTAGCCACAACTGCTTTAGAACGCAACATTCCAGGATTAAAAACTGCTGGTCAAGTATATTTTAATGTCAAGAACGCCAAAGATATTAAAGAAACTCTTGAACCTGGTGCTGGTGTTGGTAAGAAAAAAGAAAAATTTAGACTTAACGAAATAGGAAAACAATAATGTCCGTTCTACTCTCACCTATCGGTAATGGATTTCAATTCCTTACTACAACTGGATTACCCCTATCAGGCGGTTATTTATATACTTACCAAGCTGGATCAAGTACCGCTTTAGCTACTTATACAGATTCCACAGGTGCTGTTGCTAATACCAATCCTATTGTTTTAGGTACGGATGGTCGGCCTCCTTATGAAATTTGGCTAACCTCTAGCTATTCTTATAAGTTTGTTTTGGCAGACTCTACTAATGCCGTCATTCAAACCTATGACAATATTTATCCTATCCCCAATGCTTCAAGCACAGGCACAACAGTTCCTGCTGGCGCAATTATTATGTGGTCAGGCTCTATTGGTTCTATTCCTAATGGCTACGTTATTTGTAACGGCTCTAATGGCACGCCCGATTTAAGAGATTCTTTTATCGTTGGATCAGGTAATAATTATGCAGTAGGCTCTACCGGTGGTTTTGTTAATAGTGGTGTAATGTCAAATTCAGGCACAAATCAACCGCTTTATTATTCATTAGCTTTTATACAGAAAACGTAATGGAAATTAAGATGTCTGATATTGACCCAATGAAAATAGGCGTAATGTGGCAAAAGGTTGAGGCTATGGAAAAAGAAATGGCTGAGATGCGTAATGACATCAAACAACTTTTGGCTATGGCAGAACGCTCAAAAGGATCATTGTGGGCATTGATGGGCGTGGCATCGGTAGTCGGTGGTTTTATTACTATTATTGTGGATGTATTTTTAAATAAAAAATGAACGAAATATTTACCCACATTCTGACTGGCAAAGACAATCAGACCCACGATATTGCTCGTTGGGCGTGGATGCTTGGCTTTTTTGTGGTGGCTGGTTCGGCAATCTATTTAATCTACGCAGGGCATGAAATTAGCCTTACTGAATTAGCTGGTGCTTTGGGCATCGTATCGGGTTCAGGAGCTGCTGCGGTAGCTGGTAAACACATGGCTGGTGCAGAGCCACAATGAGCTTTTTACTTAAATTGATTGGTGGTTTTGGTGGACAAGTTTACCTTTATATTGCTCTTGTATTTGGTGGGTTTAGTGCTGGCTTTTATGTTGAGCATCTGCGTTTCTCTGATTACAGACAGGAAGTTCAAATTGCTGGAGAAAAACAACAAGCTGAAACGGCAGCAAAAATTAAAGAACAGGAAATAATTAATGAAAACATTAAGCAAACTTACGAAGCTCGCCTTACTAGCATCCATACTTTCTATACTGGGATGCTCGACTCTCGTACCCGTAACTTGTCCGCCAGCGACCCCAATGCCACCATCACAATTAATGGTGAAACCCATAACTTATTACTTGTTGCCGAGCAATGCGCCCAAACAACCGAACAATTAATGACCCTACAAGAATGGGTTAATCAACAAGTTAATTTAAAATGAATAACGAACAATTAGCTTCTTGGGTAACTTTAATAGCTACATTTACTTTATGTGTAACTGTATTGGCTATGGTTACTGTGTTTATGTTTGGATTCTTTGATCCTCAGGTAGATAACAATAAACTATTTGAAATAGTTGGCCCTGCATTTCAGACCATCGTTGGTGGTTTTATTGGTTTAATTACAGGCATAAAAATAGGATCAGATAGTGCAAAATAATTTTCAAAAGTGCCTTGACCTTGTATTGAAGTCAGAAGGCGGTTGGGTAAACAATCCAGCAGATCCTGGCGGTGAAACCAATCTTGGCGTAACTAAAAAGGTCTGGGAAGAATGGGTCGGGCATGAAGTTAAGACCATGAAAGGTTTAACTCCTGCCGATGTAGCCCCTATGTATCAAGCTAAGTATTGGATGGCTTGTTATGCAAACCAGTTGCCTATGGGCGTGGATTATATGGCGTTTGACGCTGCGGTAAACATGGGGCCGGGGAGAGCAGTTAAGTTATTGCAAGAAGCTATGGGCTGTGTTCCTGATGGAGTGATTGGCCCACGCACGATGCAACTGATTGCCCAAAAAGACCCTAAAGATGTTGTAGATGCCTACAGCAATCGCAAAACTAGCTTTTATGAATCATTGCCTACCTTTGGCACTTTTGGCAAAGGATGGTTAAAAAGAGTAGAAGATGTAAAATTTAACGCATTAAATATGATCGGAGAAACACTATGACCAACTTCAAAATTGAAGGTAAGACACACGAATCCCCAAAAGGCCACTATGTAAAAGAATCCCCTCATCGCATTGAGAAGGAAGTAGAACGTCTTGAGCGTAAGCTGGATAAACATATTGCTTTGCCTATGGAAAAAGCGCACCACGCTGAACATGGATCAAGCCAAAAAGAAGCTCCATTGCCCAATATGCGGAAGTATTAAAATACATCTGTAAGGTTTGCAATTTTGAACATGGTAATCGGGACATCGTAAAACATCTCCCCTTTACCAACATAACGATTATGGACTTCTACCAATGGGCAATCTTTTATCAAGTCTGCTTTCAGGTAATAAGCACGAGATAAGTCCTGAGTTAAGGCAAAAAATAGAGTCGGCAGACCTTCCTGAAATAGTTTTTCTTTGCGCTGCCCTACGTGAATACTACGATGTAGATCAAAACCTGGTTGACGAACTTCTACCTCAAGCGCACCAACTGGAGAACCTGATCGAAAGCAGATTAAGTCAACTCCATAGCGATTAGGGTTTTCCCGCACCTCATAACCCTTTTTCATCTGCATCCAAATAGATACAGCTTGACGAGCAGGCGCATCATATACATCGTGTAAATCTTGGCTAAATGGCTTATAAGTTGACATAACGCCAAAAGCCGTAACCGAACACCGCTACAAACAATAAAGCCCCTAGAAAACCCCATACAAGGTCGTATTCGGGTTCTTCAGGTCTAATGATGGCGGTAGCATACTCAGCCTCTTTAAATGCCTCTGAGAGAGTTCTAGGGCTTTTTAACCATCTTTGGTAATTGTTTACAAAGTGTTCATAGCTCATTTCTCTTGTGCCTTTCTTAGTATTGCTCTAGCAAAAGGTATTGGGTTAACACCTAACCCATCCTTAAACTCAGGGTGTCCATACCAAACAACTCTTATTTCCTCATCTGTTAAGTCTAACTTTTTTGTACAATTACACACTTTTTCGTACAAATCGGTGTTTTTTTCAACTTTTTTATTTGCTGGATGGGTGTAGAGTGGAATAGTTTTATAAACATCACCGCTATCTTTTAATTCAGCATTAGTCCAAGCGATATTATTAGGTTCTCCAAAATACAATTCCATCCACGCTACTGGTTCATTGTTCATTTAATTAGCCCTGTTACTAATCCAACAGAAATAATTAAAAAACTAACGCCCAAACAAATTACACCTATTCCAAAACAGTAATCTACAAAATCACTCATTTCTCTTGTGCCTTTCTTAGTATTGCTCTAGCAAAAGCAATGTTTTGTTCGCCTGTGTCAGTTTCCATGCCACTCCAAATTTCAATTATTTCTTCATCTGTTAGTGTCTTTGTTGGATGAGTGTAGAGTGGAATTATTTTTTTAGCCTCTACTGGTTCATTGAACTGCAATGACATATTTTCCATGCCATCAGGACATTCTTTACTGACTACCGCATAAGCAAAAGGTGGGGTACTTTCCAACGATGTTCGAGCATCTTGAATCTGCCTAGTGTTCAGTTCTTCAGGATTTCCCCCATTGTTCTTTGCTGGATGGGTGTAAAGTGGAATCCATGTGCCTTCAAGATGCTCAATCACCTGTAAGTTAATTAACTTTGGCTTGCGGTCTTCCAACCCTAACAACATCCACGCTACTGGTTCATTTTTCATTTTGTGCCTTTCCAGTTACTAATTCATCAATTAGCCTTAACTCAGCTTTCAACGCCTTTATTTCAGCTTGTTGCTCTATTACTTTTGCATAAAGTTTGTCGTGATTAACAAGTAAAGAATAGTATTCAGCTTGTTGCTGGCGTAGCATGGTGGCTGCTTGCTCTCTTGTGCCACCTTCCCAATGACCTTGTTCTAATTTATCAGCTAGTTCATTTGCGTTCACTTGTTCTTGCTCCAGCCGTTGCATTTAGCTAAAAACTCTATGGCCCTGTCAAACTGCTCTTGCATATACTCAAGATCATCTGCCTGTTTTCTAAGCAAAGTGGCTGCATCTTGAACACAAACCAAGTCAGTCATATTGTCAGCAATAGCTCTTTGCAATTCTTCCGCTAATTTGTATGCGTTCATTTATTGTCCCTCGCATAAGTTTTCCATAAGGTTTCCATTACTTCTACTGCGCCCATCGCTAACAGTTCATGCTTGTAAAAGAAACGAGCTGGGTATTCGTTACGACCAAATTGATTCACAATCTTGATGCAAGGTGCTACATAAAC